GCCACCTTGTGAGGTGTTTTTCTTAAAATTGTTTTTGCCATCTTATTCCCCGAGTTGCTTTATAACACGTATAAAGTTATTCTTAGATTCACGCATGTAATCTACTATCTCATATTTATTCTTTAAAAGCATATTTAAATTATTTTGCGTTTGTTCATCTATGGCAACTATACTTCCATCGCTTAAAGTATATTCTAATTTGCCGTTAAAATTACTAATAGTTTGTTTCTTAATTTCAGTTATAACTGGATCGATAGAGAATATGTTAGAAGAAGCAAGTTCAATGTATGATTCTACTAATGTATCTGTAATTCTATTAACGTCGTGATATTTTCTTACTAGTACTGCTATTTTTTCTTCTGGTATTGAATTGTCTATATCGTCTATTAATTTGCTAGTCTTAATATAATTAACTATATTTTGTCTTGCTTCTTCTAAACTCTCTACGACCAAGTAAGTCTTTTCATTATTAATATAAACTTTTAAATCATTATCTATAGCAATGCGATCTCCCTGATAGACAAATGTATCAAGGAGATTATTTTCACTTAGTATATTTGACTTAAGCGTCTTGTACGTTATCATCTACAGTAATATCTTCTTCTGAACGGTTAAACATATTTTGAGCAACTTGAACTCTATAATCATCAAGTGCTGCTGACACTTTCTGAGATATTGCAGAATTGAATGTATTCTCAATAGCAATAGAATCACCATCTATAAGTGCATCAACTAATTCACGTGTCATTGTTCATCTCCATATTTTTGATCAATTTGTGCTGCCATTTCTGCCGAATGGGCATTGACTTCAGCTTGAGCTGAACCCTTTGCTTTAATTTGTTCTACTTCACCGTCTAATTTTTCAGCATTATGTTCTTCATTTTCAGCATCTATTTCTTTAATTTCTTCATCACTTAAGCGAAGAATATGCTTCTTAACATAAGAAGGTGAATAGTACTTACCAACAAATGGATCTATCGTTGCAAGTAAGTTCATTCTTGATTGCATAATTTCACTGTCTTTAATCTCAGCAAAATGATTATCTTTAACAAAGTCAAATCGAATATTTCTTGCTAGATCATCCCACTCATCTGCATTTATAATACCTTTAAGTACTAATTGTATCTTTAATGCATCTAAGAATAATATTGAAAACTTCTTACGAATTCTTTGTACAAACTTTGTAAACTTTATTTCATCGCGAGTAATCTCGGATGAACGACCAAGGTTAAACGTGCTATCTGATTTTAATCTACTTGCCGGAACATTTAATGCTTGATATAGTTTATCTTGGAAGTATTCAATGTCTTCAATTTGTCCAAGTGTTTGACCACCTGGAAGTGTAGTAATCTCTGTACCTTTACCACCTTCACGGCGTGGCATCCAGAAATCTTCCATAAGAGACATGTGTTTACGATCATCTCTTACTTCACCAGTTGCTGCATCATAAACAACTTTATTACGAAACTTATTCATAATATCGTTGACGTATTGTTCTGCTTTTTGCTTTGGTAGATTACCTACGTCAACATAAAAAATTCTGCGCTCTGGTGCTCTACTAATTCTATAGATTACCAGTGCGTCTTCCATCATCTTTAATTGATTAACAATCTTAATTGCTTTATGCAAGTATGATAGCATTAATCCAGAATTGGAATCAGTCACTCCCGACGGAGCATATATGATAGAATCTAAAGGAAGTTTAATTCCCTGCATTCCACCTTCGCTAATTCCTTTATCATTATAAAGATAATATTCTTCTATGTTTTTAATGATCTCTACGCCAGTGGCATTTTTGTCTTTCTGAACATTCTTGATCTTACGAATTTTTCGTGGATCAACCTGACGTAATTCAGCAATACCTTTTTTAGGATTCTTATCATCAATTAAAATTTGATAATATAATCTACCATCAATATACCACGATCTAAATATATCATGACCTCTTTGGTCAAACTTCAATAAAGACAAAATTTCTTCAAATTCATCGTTAATTTTAGTCTTTATTGAAGCTGATAATTTCAAATCATCGAGTACAATTTTAACAGAAGAACTATCTTCATCTGATACGATAGCTTCATTTGTGATATCATCAATGGCGCTATCACAATCTGAATATTGTGATATTTCTCTATATCTACGAATTAAATCATTTTCATTCTTTATATGTGCTTCAAGCGTCATCACCTGAGCATAATAACCAGACGCAGAAGATGAAAGAACAGTTGAGCCATCATCTTGCGATGGTGACACAACTGTCACTTGCTGAGACTGTTTTTTGCGCTTTATTTCAAAACCAAATACTTGCATTATATATTAGCCTTTGACTATTAACTAATAGGGAATGATCCAATAGGTGTATCAATAGCTGCTGTAACGCCAAATACTCCTCCTTCTGAAGTACCAGATGTCCAGTAATTATAAATAAATGTCACATCAAATGTTTCAATTGTATTAGCTGAATCAAAGTCAAGACCTATTGCGCCAATTTCTGTTGGATATGCATCGATAAACTTATAAGTCTTAACAATTGCACCGTTACGATCTAGTTGATGTACTAATAGATCTACCTGATAATCGCGTGGATTTACACGACCATTAGTAGTTGTTAAATTCTGAACACCATTAGACCAATTTTCCATAGCGTTACGAATTGCAAAATCCGTATCATTATATACAGTAATAGCCCAAGGTGCAAATGAACGCTCACCGGCAAAGTTTACTGCACGACCACGATATTGAATTGGAATGTTTTCAATCGTAGAAGCTGGTAGTTGTGCAGATTTACACAAAAATTGTGCTTTAACTCCAACTATTGGACCCGCTGATACGAAAGATGGGAAAGCTAACTCTACTCTAAACTGGTTAGCACGAGCACCTCCACCAATCATCTGAGCTTTAAAATCTGAAATATTAGCCATTAATGACTCCTTGTTATTCTCTTTAATATTTATAAGATTGGCGAGACATTAATCTCGCCAATACATTAGCCACCAATTTCGTCAAAGCTCACACTTGAACGAGCAGCAATAAAGTTTAGAGTGATGAAGTTGATAGAACGGTTTGGTTTGATAAAGATATCTGCAACAAATTCATTGCGATCAATAACTTCACCGGTATTATTACTTTCATCACACTTAACGCGGAAGTCGACAACACCACGACGACCTTGTACATCACGTAAAAATGGTTCAACCAAATTCTTAAACTGTGCACGAGTAAATGAATCATTAAACTCAAACATCTGATATCTAGCAGCAACAGCAATGGATTTTTCTAATACAATGAATAGACGGCGTACATTGATACGATCAAATGCACTTGGTCTAGCTAGCATTGTCTTATCGCCATAAAGAATAGTTCCTTGACCTGGGAATGATGTAACTGGATTAATACCATTCTGATATAAGACATCTCGATCAGATTGATTTGGATTAAACCCTAGTTTAACAATGTTTTTAACTTGACCGCGATTAAAGCCACCAGGAGAGAACCAAGGATCGGCTGTATAATCAGTGCGCGCACATAGACCAGCTATATCACCATTCAATGGAACCCAACGATATGCGTCATTATAACGATCATATTGATATTTGGATCCAGAATCGATTACTGCATAAGAGCTATTAATATTAGTTGAGGTCTTATAGTTGAGAATTGCTGTTGTTGCATCTGAACCTATAGAAGTAATAGGTGATCCATCATTGTTTCTTGGAGAGATAAACATCATGCAATCTCTGCGGTTTTCTAAAACACTTACAATAGATTGCGCAGTAGAAGGTGATACATTTCCAAGTGGAACTAGTGAAACATCATATTGCTCTGCATTTACTAATAAGCTATATGCTGATATGATATTTCCATCAGATGATGCAAAATCATCTACACCGCCTGAAAGCGTCTGATCAGATACTGGTTGCATAACTGCAAGAGATGAATATACGTTAGAAGCAATAGCTGAACGTGTTTGGCCCCATATTGGTTTAGATACAGAAGTTAGCTGAAGATTTGTTACTGATTCAGATGATAGAGATTCAACAGTTTTAATAGTAAATGTTGCATTCGGCGGGCTACTAGTGTCATAGACAGCAGTAATACTGGCAATAGTAACTGTTTTATTATTATTCACAGATCCAGCAATAGTAATTTTTCTTTCTATTTTATCTGTAGCAGAGTCAAACCAAGCTTTGAAATTAGCAAGATCATCTTTTCCATCCTGATCGTTAATTTCAATTTTACCTAGTACACCGGTTTCACCACTAACAGGTGATAAAGTACCACTAACGCCAGTAGAAGCTGTTACTCTATTAGTAGTTGGCTCTGATAAAACACTTGTATGATCTAACCACCATATGTATCTAGAACTAGAATTAATAACACTCTTATAATAATTATTAGAACCATCACTATTCTTAGCATCAGATAACTTAGATAGGTATGAATACTTCTCTAAAACTGTTCCAGATAGACCACTAAAGTCACCTCTTGCATTATCATAAATTACAATATGAACTTCATCATTTCTTACGCCTGATTGAGCTGCATATGCACTTGTTCCAGGAGCTCCTTGAAACAAGTTTTTAATTGAAGTCGATGCTGAATTCCAATTACCTGCATCTAACATTACGACGCGTAATCCATTTCCTTTACTTCCAGGGAACTTAGCAGCCCATGTTCCATGCGTTGCTTCCCCAGTATTAAATGAATTTAGATATGTAGCTATATTCTTAATTTTAAGGCCACCAACTGTAATTGCTGATTGTGCAGTAGCAGCAGCTCCTGAAGCCGGAGCAGCAATAGTTACTGTAGGCGCACTAGTATAACCAGTTCCTGGCGTATCAATAACAACACCTGTAATAGTGCGAGTAGTCGATGGACTAGCTGCATCGGTATATGTTACGTGTGCAGTTGGAGCAACGCCACCAGGAACATTAGGTGCACTAAATGTTACTGCTGGAATTTCTCCAGCACCACCAGCACCGCCAGTTTTAACATATCCGGATCCAGCCGAAACAAGTGTTATTGATGTTACCCCACCACTTTGTAAAGAAACTGCATTTCTAAGTCCAGTTGCATCACTTCGTACTATCAACATATTATTAGTATATGATAGGAAATTAGCAGCTGTAAAGAAAGACTGATAATTAGAATCAGTTGGTGAACCGAATCTAGATACTAAATCGGTTTCTGAAGAAACTCTAACTGGATCTTCAACAGGACCCCAAGCAAATGGTCCAGCGAAGGCTCCAGCCGAAGAAGAAACTGCTGGCACAATTGAAGAAAAATCTTTTTCTACAACGGCTACTCCTGGGCTTAGTTGAAAAGGCATATTAAAACTCCTGTTATTATACAATAAACATCTTTTGATGTCTATTTTATTTATCTATAGTCAGTTTTTAGAAGTTCGCAATTACTTGCTCACTGTCTCTGTTTCCATCATCATAAAATCCGAATGGTGTTAACTGATCCTCAATTATCTTAATTTTATTTTCATATATCACTTGTCTAATATTTATATTACTTAATTCTTTGAAATACGAGTTAGTTGTTGCCCATGAAAATAAAACAAGAGGCATCACTAAATCATCATGATATCCATCATCTGCTTCGAAAGAGGTCTTTTTCTGAATGAATGTAGAGATTTCTGATATAATATCAGCATCTGGAATTAGAAATTTCTTTTCTTCAACTAAAGTTTTAAAGTTAGTACATCCTATTCTCTTTACTTTCTTATCAGTCATAACTCCAAATTGAGTTTTACCTCCACCAAAACCGCCCGATATAACTTGTCCATCTGTATTTCTATTCACCATTATAAGATTATCATACTCATATTCATTATATAAAATGTCTGCAACTTGTTCGGAGCTATTTATTTCAATCAGTACATAAGCATTATTGTATTCTTTCCCAACTTTATATATCACAGTTGGATACAACAATGGACTTATCTTATTGTCACGATATTTACCAACAACCTTATATGGCATAGTCGACATATCTATTATGACAAATGCAGAATAGTCTCCATTAACTCCCTTTGCCGTGTCTGCTACTATACAATATGTTCTATCTTCTTCAGCACCACCCATAGAAGCTTTAACTGGCTTTTCGTATATATCCAAACCATCCTTACTGTATATGATGTCTCCTGGAGACATCTGAGATATAGCATTAGATGATATAAGTGTAAGACTCGAACCAAGAAACTTGCAAAGCACTTCCTGATTAAACTTAAGATCACCAAGTAGCTTATGTTGTTCAGCTGCCCACTTTTCATCTCTGCCTGGAATATCAGTGTATGGAATAAACAATGGAACGAATCCATTGCGTCCTTTTTCAGCATCATTCCAGAATTTCCAGAAGTGATTATACCCAAGAGGAGTTGAACTTAGTAGAATCTTTGTTGTTTGACCAGCAGAAATCGTAGGGTAAACTGATGTAAAGAATTGCTCTGCAACAGTATTTGGAATAATCGCAGCCTCATCAACATATAACATGTTAACAGACTTACCGCGAATACCAGATGTTGTAGTTGCTGAAGTGAATACTTTAGATCCATTCTCTAGTTCAATATCACCTTTATTCCATGTTACAACACCTTGCTGCATCCACTTAGGAAGCATCTCATACATAACTTGATAGCGATCAAGAACTTCTCGAGCTGCACTTGCTTTATTGGCAAGAATAGCAACTGACTTATTAGCTTGAAATAAAGTATACCATAATATATAAGCAGCCGAAGTAGTAGTCTTACCCTGCTGACGTCCTTCCATAAGAATAACCATACGGTTATTATGAATAACATTTAGCTTATTAACTTGACATGGGTAAAGATTAAACTTTTGAAGACCATCATCTAGTGTTACAATATAGCAATAATTATTAATGAAGTATATGTGATCTTCTGCACATTTCATATACTCTTTAAGTTGATCCTTATCAAAGGATATAACTTGACCAGCACTCTTTAGGTTAGAGTTAGAATTATAAAATTTTACATCGGCAACCATGTATTCTAGTATTCATTCCAAGAAGTAGCTATATCACCAGTTGTAGTACTACCAATTTGTTCTAAATTTGCTAAACTACTTAGATCAGTGCTATCAGTGGTATTGACAAATACACTCTTAATTATATCGCCATTCATTACTGGTCCATACATCCAAGCTTTTAGTGTAAAACTAAATGTATAAGTTACAAATCTTCTAGTCTGAAAATCACCATCATATTCATCACTCATATTAACTGAATTTAATATAACTGGAATATCAGTCTTTATATTAGAATCTGAAATACTATTAATTGTCATCATTAATTCAGGGGAGAAATATGGAACTATCTGTTCCATAATCTGTAGACCATCTTCCGATGTTTTTGCAAGAGCATATAAACTTATTTCAATATTATAAGGTACTGGAGCAAACGTTTTCTTCATTGTGTCTCCAGTATAGCATGTTATAAATGTTCCTCTATTAAATTTACGCTGTGCATCATAACTAAAACCAGTAATTTCAAATGATAATCTTGGTAACACTGTGTATACATTATTTTCAAGAGAAGAATCTTGCTCAATTCTAACTAACCACTTTTCTTTTGGAGCATATGCAATAGGCACTGCAATTGTTTGTTCTGCAGTATTATCTACATTCTGACGTTTAATTTTAATATCACTAAATAAACTACCAAATGCTACTATAGTTTTTCTAGTAATACCATGATAGAAAATTTCATTATTTAACATATTATGTTAATCCATTTCCACTAATAAACCAAGTAGTAGTATCAACTTTAATAGCAGTTGCTATTCCATATGCAGCAAGACTTCTATCACCTGTAGTTCCAGTACCGCTAAGATACATAGTATCATTATTTCTAATAGTAACAATATTTGCATCTGGACCAGCAATAAATTGAATCGTAGTGCCAATTGGATAAGCAACTGAAGCATTTGCTGGGATAGTTATAATTTGTTCTGCCGTTGTTACATAGATATGCTTACCAGCATCACTAATTAATAATGTATTGGTAGTGCTAACTGTACTTTGCGGTACGCCAATATAACTATCTACATAACTTTTTAATGCATAATCTGATAATGCAGATGAAGTTATATAACCAGAACCATTAGTTAATTGACTATTGTTTGTAGGAATAGAAGATGTTAATGCATAACCTGATAATGCAGATGAAGTTATATAACCAGAAGGATTAGTTGCATTATAAGGAGTAAATCCTAATGCAGTAGTTACATTAGAAGAAGTGATACTTGTTAAATATGTACTAGTATCAAGTGCCCAAGTATTTGTTGCAGTCTTCTTTAAGAATCCACTAGTTCCAGTCAATGCACCAATTGCAGTAAGGTCAGCATCACCTGCTTGTAAAGAAGCAACAGATGTATATAATTCTGTAAAATTGTCGTTCACTTTAGTAAATGCGACTCTTAGTTTATCGCCAGTACGATCATTAGTGGCAGATCCTATTGCTATTACTTGTTTTGACATTTGTTATTTTCCTTTATGCCGCATCAGTCTTAATTGATGAGTCTGAAGTAATTATTGTTGAATCTGTAGAATATGGGAATGTAGGTGCAGCGTTACCATCGCCAAATGGATCAGTGACACTAAACACTACATCAAGAGCTTCAGTTTTGAATTGATTATTTTTACCATATGAATTTGGAATATCAACATCTGCTTCTTTTTCAACATCAAAACTCTTAAGAGTTTCGAAGGTATCGATCTGATTAATACCAGTTTCAATCTTTTCAGAAGAATACTGAAATAGTTCTACTTGCAAACGATATACGTATAATTTCTTAAGTTGATAAAATGGATCCTGATGATCTACAAACTTAATTTCAAAAAGACCTTTAGTCAATGGGAAATAAATTAGGTCTCCTTCGGCAGGACGATTTGGAAGAATTATATCAGAGTGTCTTCCTACGAATCTTTCCCATGTTCTACGAGCAACTGTTAGAGTTGCCGATTGCTCCATCATTAATCCAAACTTCTGAATGAAAGCACCTTGTCCTTGAAATCCATCTACAGTTTCAAGATACATATCGATAGGATATGCATTCTGAAACTTAGACATACGATCTTCACCTAGTATATTATCCTTAGCAACTAGTGTTCTTGGAATATAAAACATTTCCTGACCAAACATAGAGATAGACTCTATGATAAGATCTTCTAATAGGTACTGTTCGTTTTTAGTACCGTGAGAAAAATATGTATTGCGTCCCACATTAACCCATGAAGAATTCTAAAGGAGCTGATTTACGCTGAATGTCATCTTCTAGTTTTTCGATTTCTTCTTTAGCTTCCTGATATATTTTATCTCCGTCGATAGTTACACCACCTGGAAGTTGCAATCCTTGGAATTTTTTAATATTAGTTCCCCATTGCTTTTTTAGCAATGCAGTTGTATAGTGTTTTAGCCAAGGCTCTCCATACATTCTAGGAGCATCACTTGGATCTAGAACTCTATAACACTCAACAAGAAGATATGATCCTGCTGTTATATTCTGTTCCCACTGTTCTTCAATATAGAGTTTATTGGTCAATCGATTAAAGCGATAAAGTGGATGACCATTTAGTGTTAGATCTAGTAATGAAAGATGTGCCATCACTTGCGTATAGTAAATGACAGATGTCGATGTTAGATCGTATAAATCGTTTAGTCTCAGCTGATACTGAAGATCAAATATAGACTTTGACGTAGAAGTTCCAGAAGCAATTGGAAATACACGAGATACGCCATAGATTAAATCTGGTATAGGAATCCAGCGATTTGAAACATCAGTTGGAGTAACTTGATGTTTCAAATACATTTTCTCTGTACCATCAAAGTGATACTGACGAAAATACTCAATAGCCTCGTCTACACGATCTTCTATCTGAGAATCATCAATATTAATTTCGACAACGGGTTCGCCTAACTCTCTTAGGCACCATTCGATTAATCCTTGTCTTGATGTTACTGCCATATTATGCTTGAGCTTCTAGCCAATTTAAACGTGCAAGAACACCTGCAGTACCACCAATTGGAGTTACAGCAATTGTTAGTGTATCTGGGCCATCTGGATACTTATTAGAATCTGTTGTGGGGTAATTTAAACTATTACCGCCACCAAGAATACTATTTCCAATATCACGAACTTTAAGCAAGTCGGCTGAGTTAAAACCACTAGGTGGAGCAAAGAATGTCAAAATACTTTCACCACCACTAATAGTATGCGTATTTAAATGATCTGCTCTCTGACACAAGCTTGATCCACCAACAGGAACAAAGGTTCCACCTGAAATTCTAGCATTTAGAATCAATTCTACACGAACAGGAAAACTTGTTGCATAAACACCAACACTAAATGGCTGCAATTGCATGCGATTAAGAATTTCACGCTGTCCAATTGTACCAGTAATACCACTATCTGCTGAAGGCGCTAAACGAATACTAAAAATTGGATATTTTGTTCCTGACGTTGTTGCTGAGTAGGAAGTATTAATACCATAGTTGAATAAGAATGATTTATCGTCATCAAACCTTCCATCCATAATGACAGAAGATCCCCAATGACTAACTGTAGTTGCACACTGCGGTCCCCAATATTCTACTATGACAGGCGCTGTTGTAGAATATGTAAACGTTTGTGCTGTTACGTTACCACCCATACCAGTTAATGATCCAGGACCAGTTAAGTTTGTTACTGCTCTTGTTAATCCAGTGAATGTTGTTGCACTTTTTCCCGTATAATTAACAGCTTCAATTACACCAGTTAGAGTTGGTGATTTGATAAACAATGTTCCCGTATTTGGAAATCCTGCTGTAGATGCAACGTTTAGTGTAGTTGCAACGTTTGACAATGTAGACGTTATTGTTGTTAGAGGATATAACGTATTTACTTCATAGCGTGCTGGTAAATTACCAGAACGCATATATGCTTCAACTTGAGAATTGCCATGTACTATTCTATGACAGTAAATAATTTCACCTCTGTTATTTCTAATTCCATAACGAATAGTTCCAGCGCCATACCATGAATAATCAATAAACCACATTTGCATTTTTGTGATATCTAAAGTCATTCCACTTGGACCAGTGCCATCAAGTTTATCTAAATTCCATTGACTTTGAGGAATTCTTAGTTCAAGCACTTTTGTTATCATTGCACGATTTGCGCCAGATAAAGAACTTCCACGATAATCTGGATAGATTGTCATGCTCGTATCGCTTTCAATGCTCAATACTTTATAAGTTGAACCTCTAAGAGCTATAAAATCTCCTGGAGTTAATGATTTTGACCAAGTTGTACTAACACCAGTAACCGTTTGGCTGCCCTGTGCAACTGTTGAAACATATCCAGGTAACTGAGTTGTAGCATTTCTACGAACAGCACTTAGAGTTTGCCCATCATATTCGAAGAACATACCATTCTGCGAATCAAACATACCTATACGAACGCCAGCACCATACCATTGATATGGCTGAACCGTAAAACCATTATTTGCAATAGAAGTTGCAGGAGTAGTACTTGGTGTTGCTGCAGCAACATATGTAAAGGTTGTGTCAGTTGGAATAGATGCTACTGTAAATGTACCATTATAATCTACTTGATCTGCACCAGAGACTCTAATGACTGCGCCAACACCTAAATTGTGTACATATTTTGTTGTAACTGTTACAGTTGCACCAGATGATGTTAAACTTTCAACTTGCCATGGCGAGCAAAGATTTGATCCTGTTGAAAACTGAATACCTTTACCCGATTGATAACGGAAATAGCGTCTTGTCTGACGAACTAATTGATTGCCATGATAAGGATATCCAGCAGTAAATGTAACACCACCATCAAATGCACGATGAATACTTGTTCCCCATGTTCTCGGGTAGATACTCGAATTTAATACTGCGGTGATTGCGCCAGTCGCTGTTCCTGTAGAACCTGTTGTATTAAATGTGAAAGTTTGTGCATTAGGAGTTGTTTGAACAAAAAACGAACCATTTGGAGGATTCGTTGATGATGTTGTTCCTACAATATAGATTGCTTGTCCTGGACTCAATCCGTGTGCTACACTAGTAGTAACGGTAACAGTATCACCAACGTTTGTTATTGCATTTGTCGCATGAGGAATTGCCGATCCAGTATAAAATGAACCAACAAAAACATAAGTTTTTGTTGAATCAAAAATTGAACCATTTGTTACAGCTGACTTTGCAATATATTGAAAACTCGTATTTGCTGAAATACTACCAGTTCTTGGTAAATACCATCCATTAGCGTTTTGATCTATACTGTCTTGAATGTAAATTGGTGTGCTTTCGGTAATACCTGTTGTGTTATTAACAGTTACTGTAACTATTCTTGAACCATTTCCAGTAATGTCTGAAATTTGATATGTTCCTGGATTTTGATTAGGTAAACTTATTGTTCTTGATTCTCCACTAATCCCTTGAGTGGGATCAAAAAATGCTGATGGACGATTATTTGTTAAACCAATAGTTTCCCATTTTGTTGATTGATTTCCGTATTCAAAGTCGGTATCAATCAATGATTGTGGTTGACTAACTCTAAATTTTTCTACAGGATCTCTGTATGATTCTGCTGGAGTAAAAGTTTCATTTACTTCATCAATTATAATGCTAAGAGGATCACTCGAAGACATGCTTGTCGTATCAAAAGTGAGTACAATTGTTGTACTTTCTGCATTAGGAGAACTTGTTGCAATATAAGAACTTGCCGTCAAAGATGAATCACTGAAATTGTAGATGACAGTATTTGTTCTTGAATTTATAATAAGCAATAACTGATTTCTCTTTATTGCTTTATTTTGAATAACAACAGTTCTCGTAGAAGGTGTGAATATATAAGATTCACTTATGATACGTTTAGCCATCTGTTTTTACTCTTTAATTTCGGTTGCTTCAACATCAATCGTAAATTGCGGTCCACCAATTAAGTTTAGCCATGGAATATCTGTATGTGATAATTCATTCCCTGATGCTAAAACGATTCTACCTTGATAGTTTACAACATGGCCTTCAGTGCCAAGAAGTCTAGCACATTTATCCATAGCATCATTGATATTTAAACCAACGACTTCATAGAACCACCATTGATTTGGAAAAGCGGTATTTAATTCTTCGTATAAGCTCATTTTTTATCCTCTCAAATGTAAAAGTTACTTACTTATTTATAAAAAACTATTAACTCCAAAATTGTATTGGAGGTTTTTTGGCTACAGCTGGATCTATAGTACCATTTGATCCACGTTTAAAATCACCTGTTTTGAATCTTGCAACAAAATCTATGTTTTGATAATTTGATGTATATGCTGGTCTTAATATTGCTTTTGGTATTGTATATGTATATGGTAATTTGAATGTAGTATTGTTTAAAGAAGGTGTATCTGCATAGCTCGTTGTTTGAGAATATTTATTCGTAGATCTAAAACCCTTTGCCATTCTAGCGTAATAAAACACTTCTCTAGCATTTGTTGGCATTAATGTAGTTCTTACAAAATTCTGTCCATATGCAGTAAATCCACTATCAATAAATGTATTAGTGATTTCATTAATTGGAATAGATGGTAACGAAATTGTTACCGAATCATATGTACACTCTACTACAGTTTCAAGAGTTGATCTTCCAGTTGTAGCATTTCTTACTCTGACTTTTTCACCGGCTGAAAATATAAATCTTTGCTGATTTGTGAAATATAATGTTTTAGTTGTAGGTTGTGCTGTTGATGGTGTTCTATTAATAGTACCCCAGATATATCCATCTGTTGGAGTATTTTCAATGAAAATTGTTTCAGTATTAGAATAATAATTTGAAAATTGGTTTAAACTTTGATCTATAATAGCAAGAGTAAAATCAGATGGCATGCCTGAAGAATCTGGATCATACCTTTTCATATTATTTACAATGAATGAAGATGGAAGACCCTTAAATCTTGATATTGAATGTAGCTTACTAACTGCATAATCTAGTGGTAAATCGAATTGTTTAATATTTCGAATTTTTTGAATGTTTATACTATCAATATCAAATAAATTTACATCACTTTTTAACGTGTTTATACTTCTTATTTTTGATGCTAAATCAAGTAAAACATCTCCTTTAGAAAAAGATGGAACTTGTTTTTTAACACTATATGGACTTACAACTTCTAATGTAGATGCTGCAGAATATTGCCCATATCCAAAAGATTTTGTTGCATTTTTTCCAGGTGTTGCAACAGATATATTAAAATTCCTTAAAGCTTTTGGACCAATCGTAGTACTTAGAAGTTTAGAATATATTGTTGTTCCTGATTCAATAAATGTTCCAGAAATTTCAGGTATTAAGTTTGAACCAGTATATGTAATAGAATTATTAGTTGCACTTACCACATATGCATAATCAACATAACCTGAATTTGAATTTCTAATCTTTACAACATCACCAGTAAAAAACTTTTGATTACTTTGATTTGCAAAATATAATGTTTTTATTGAAGATGATATGGTTGATTTGTTCCATAGATAACTTTCACTAGGATTATTTTCTGTAAAAACTAAATCGGTGTTATATCGACTTATCGAAGAATCTAAATTTTGTCCTGTGATTTGTATACTAGTTTCTGATATATTTAGATTATCTAGTGGAGAATACAGGGATAATTTTTCAGTTCTAAATTGTAATGGTAAATCTCTATAAAAAGATTTTATTTGAAATACATTTACATTTCTAATTTGAATGCTATCTATGCTTGCATAACTAGATGTTTTACTATACATTGCATTGTTTCTTAAACCTGGTATAAGTATAGAGTAATACAGATTTTCTCTAGCATTTGTTGGAGCTATGTTTGTCGAAACACTAGATTGAGCAATGCTTGCAGTAATGTTTGCTGGTAAATATTGATTTCCTATATTAGCATAAGAAGATGTTGTATTATATACAGCATTACTTCTTAAACCTGGCGCAAGTATAGAGTAGTATAGATTTTCTCTTGCATTTTTTGGAGAAGTAGTCGTTGAAACACTAGACTGACTAGTATTTGAAGATACGTTTGCAATATCACTATTTACATTTAAAACTGCATAACTAGATGTTCTATTGTATAGAACATTACTTCTTAAACCTGGAGCAAGCGTAGCATAATATAAGTTTTCTCTTGCATTTTTTGGAGAAGTAGTCGTTGAAACACTAGACTGCGTAATGCTTGCAGTAATGTTTGCTGGTAAATATTGATTTCCTATATTAGCATAAGAAGATGTTGTATTGTATACTGAACGGCTTCTTAAACCTGGTGCTAAATTAACATAATATAGATTTTCTCTTGCATTTTTTGGAGCTATATTTGTCGAAACTGTGGATTGGAATATATTGCTGGCAATATTAGAAATTTTATAATATGGAAACGTAATGCCTTTAATTGGTATAGTAAGATTGTTTATTTTTCTAATATTATTAGGTAATTCTTTTACTACAAATCCTTTTCTCAAAAAATCAGTTCTTACATTATATAATGGAGAAGTAACTATTGCATATCTTTTTTGAATCGTTTGTGCTTTATAACTAATTGGAATATCTTTTAAAGAAATTAAAATTTTGCTTGGAATTGAAGCAAATTTAACTTCACTTAAAGGAGTAAATTTGTATTTCGTGACATAGTTTGATCTAGAAACTCGAAAATCATCAACTAGACCATTAAGACTTTGTGTCGCTTTTTTCATCATACTTACTGAAAGAACTGTTCCATCAGCATTAAGTTTAAATAAACGTTTGTTTAAACTCTCAACATTTTTTAAATTATCATCAGCTCTTTTTAGTACTATAGCTTTTTTTGCAAGTAAATTTAATTGAGTATTATACGATAATCCTTTCAAAGGTATCATCATACGACCAAGATACATTGTTGATCTTGAATCTATAACTGGTGCAATAAATTGTGTTTTGAACTGTTTAACTTTACCAAGTTTATAAGTTGGTAATAGATCTGCATCATTTTTAAGTTTAATCGTTACACGGCCATAATATAACGTTGATCTTAAATCTACAGCTGGAGCAACGAATGGTGTTTTAAATTTTTGAACTTTGCCAAATGTATAACTGCCTAATGCATATGTAGAAAGTCGATCACCGTCATTTTTAAGTTTAGTTATATTTGATAGTTTATTAGGTAGTTTTCTTAAGTCTATTATCTCTGTATATGTTGGTCTTCCAAATGTAACTTTAGAAACACTTCTAAAATCAGGAACCGAAATTACTGATGTTTTAAATGGTTTAAGTTGACCTGGTTTATAAGATGATAGTGGATTACCGTCATTTTTAAGTGTAGTTATATTTGATAGTTTGCTTGGCAATCTTCTTAAATCAGGAACTAAGATTAGCGGAGCAGCAGTTGACACGCCTCTTTTACCCGGTGCTATAATTGACGTAAATAAATTTATTGCACTTGTTGTAGCAGTTTGTATATTATAAGTTTCAAACTTATATAATGTAGTTCCAGAATCAATGAATGTTCCGGATATTTCTGGTATTAGATTATTACTACTATAAGAAATGGAATTAAATGTTGAGGATGTTACAACAACCAATTCTAAATATGAATTGTTTACATTTCGAATCCTCACTTTATCTCCAACTTCAAATCTAATTCTTCCCTGATTTGCAAAATATAATGTTTTTATTGAAGATGATACACTAGATTGTTTATTCCAAAGATAACTTTCACTAGGATTATTCTCAGTAAAGATTGAATCGACTGTATATCTTCTAATTGAAGAATCTAAGTTTTGTCCAGTTACAGCAACACTAAAATCATAATTATTATCTGGTATATAATTTGACTGTTTAAACAAACTTCTTGTATCGGGTGTGGCGCACAACCCTGCAGGTTTAGGTAAAACCTTGCCAAATGTATTAGATATCGTATTTGGTAATCTTGCTGATATAGGCAAAACTTTACCAAATGCACTAGGAATGACTAAGTCATTAAGCTTGGCAAACTTTGGAGAAAATTTACCAGATGTATTAGATATTGTGTTTGGTAATCTTGCTGATTGTGTAAAAAGTTTACCTTGTAGATTATATATCGTACTTGGTAATCTTACTGATATAGGCAAAATTTTACCAGATGTATTAGATATTGTGTTTGGTAATCTTGCTGATTGTGTAAAAAGTTTACCTTGTAGATTATATATCGTACTTGGTAATCTTACTGATATAGGCAAAATTTTACCCTGTCCACTGGATATGACAGGTGTAATAAGTTTATCGAACTTAGGAGAAAACTTACCTGATTGACTAAATGTTGATTTTGGTAAGTTTAGTTGTAATAAAATTTTACCAGATGTATTAGATATTGTAGTTGGTAAGTTTAGTTGTAATAAAATTTTACCAGATGTATTAGATATTGTAGTTGGTAATCTT